ATTTGGTCGATCATCTGTTTCATTATACGAATTTGGCCTTGTATAGGTGTGTTGTTGTGTTGCCATTCAGCAACCTGCGTCATTGTAGGTAATTCAAACACCTGTATTGCTCCATAATCTCCACCAGTACCTAAACTAGGATCTAATGATACAATATATGCACATCCTTTTTTAACTTTTTTGTACCAACGCACATGCCCATGACGTGATATTGGTTCTACTCCTTCTAGATCTATTAATTTTGTAGGTTTAATCAACGTTTCATCGTAAATTAAGAATTCACAATCATGTTCACGTCTAAATCTTTCTTCACCAATTCTAGCACGTTCTTCTTTTGCCCATTGTTCTGTTCTGTCTGGGTGATCTCTCCAGTTGGCTCTGAAAGCGGCAAATCCATTTCTGCCTATAGGCATTTCATTCCCATATTCATCTAGTTTCTTATTGGCTTCTTTCCATATAAGGGCAAATTGGTCCTCATCCGAGTTGGGTGTAGAAGTAATAATGCATTTACCACCTGTTGCTAGTGTTGGTGCCAACGAAGTCCAAAATTCTTTTGCTTTTAATGGTGGTTGCACAAATGCAAACTCATCACAGTATATTAATGACAGTGACATACCCCTACCAGTGTTCTCAGTGGTAGTGGTTGCTTTGATTCTTGACCCATTATCAAACTCAAGTGTGTTTCTATTGTACGAATATGCTCCAGCACGTAAAAAATCAGGTAAGTTTTCATATGTGAATCTTACTCTGTTCATGATATCCTGGGCACCAGTAAATTTATGTGCCGCTATCAGTATTTGTGAATCTGGAACAAACATAGCATACCATATTAGGTAAGCGGCCGCACAAGTTGTCTTGCCTGTTTGTCTAGGCAACATGGCAATAGAAAATCTATTGTTGTGATAGGTGTCAACAAGTCCTTTTTGATATTCGAACATATCAAATTTCATAGAACCTTTGGTAGGATGTTGTATCATACAATAATTTTGCAGGAAATACAATGGTCCGGTCTTATGATCTATACACTTGTTTAATTCAAGTATGTTTGCTTCAGTAAATTTTTGCTTACTGTGTGCTTTTTTGGTGAGATTACCTTGTAAACTTTGTGCCATACTAGTATTTACTGTGGATTATTTGGAGTGTCTTGTGATTGATCCAGTTTGTACGCCTTCTGGATTCTTATCTTCACGTTTTAGCAACGTTTCACCTTGTTCATCACCCATGCTTATTAACTTTCCTGCATCTTGTGTAGCAGATTGCTCTGAACGATCTGTCATGAGTTCCTTGAACAAACTCATGTTGTATTCATCGCCATATAATGGTTGATCAAGTTTTGGAGCGTCTTTATATTCTGTATCCATTAGTTTCGATTCATACTCGCCTTCATCATCAGGCATAATTTCTGTTATGTCTGCTGGGTGTTTTACTCTGATATGATCTAATGCAAGACCAAATTGTTCAGCTAGTACGCCTTCAAGTTGCGGAAATGAAATTGGATATGAAGTTTCAACGTCATATATTGCAACTTCTTTATTTTTTATTCTTGGAAATTCATGTGGATGTTCCTGTACTGGTGTACTGCCAACCTTTTTGAATTCTACAGTTTCATACTTGGTCATATAGTCTTTGAATTTTGCTTCAAAGCCTTCTGGCAAGTCGCCTGCAATCTTTACTCTTACTGCATAAGTTTTTGTAGATTCGGCTAATAGTTCTTTGAATGTTTTCATACTATGTTATTTATCTTCCTTGACATCTTCAGGTTTGTTCGCTAGGATCTGTCTAATCAGCTCGTTTCTGTCAGCAACCACTGATCCTGTGCCCGATACTACTTCTTCTTCAGGTTTTCCTTGATCTAACTTTTCTTTTTTTAGTTGTAGTTCTATCATTTTTAATTTTTTATCTATTTTTGAGTTTTTTGCTGTGATTGCATTACCCATCATCGACGCGGCCACTTCCATAATACGTCCTGCTAGACGTGGTTCGATATTCATACCTAAATCCATTAAGTCTTGATACGCTTGGAACGATTTTTCAGCATATTCATCTATTTCTTTGTCGTCTTCTAAGCCACCTACTTGTGGTAGAGCGGCATCTATCTTATCAACAGCAATTTTTTCTCTAATCATTATATCAGCTTCGGCGATATCCTTTTGATTTTGTTCTTCATCTAGTGTGTCTTTCATAGATTCAGGTGTGTCTACTGTGCTGTCTAGATCTAGATCAAATATTTCTTCAAGTTTTTTTGTCATATGTTCTATTTAAAGATATCACTCTCTGTGAGTATACGGAAACGAATACCTTTGTGTTTGCACCATTTGCCTGCGGCTTCCCATTTGGCTTTGTTAACAATATATGATGCTTGGTTTTGAATATTCTTGCCAACATTTTCAAGTTTTGCTTGATTGTTTGGTTTTATTTCAATCAGTTCTGCTATTCTTTTTTTGCCTTTACTGTTGTAGACAATAAAGAAATCCGGAACATATATTGTGTTCTTGCCCGTGAGCGGATGTCTATACGGTATTTGTATCGACTCTGATGCCCATTGCATTATTGACGGATTGTTATCACAGAAATTCATAAAGGCCCATTCCCATGATGAACGATAACGTGGAGTTTTTTTACCTATATACTTGTCTGGATGTTTAGGTTGATATAATCCTTGTGCCCAACGTGCCATACATTATGCCTTGATATTCCTTTTGGCCAATGTGTTTTCGGGTCCTGCGGACTTATATCCAAGTATTGATGTTTTGAATCTGTTCAAGTTAAGTATTTCACCTACAAGATTGTTAAGTGTTATCGGATCTGTTGTTGTTCTTGCGTTCAATGTATCAAGTATTTTAAAAACACTTACATCATCTATTTTAGCTTGACGCATTAACACATAAGCGATCGATTCTGATGCTAGTCTGTCGTAATCTCTTTCTTCAAAAAATGCTATTGCGGCATCGTATTCAGAAGCATTTAGTTCTACTTTGTCATCGCCTATGCCAGACAAAAATTGTATCGTTGCTTGAGTACCTGTTGCTTTTGATATTCCTAGATTGCTTAATTGTTTTGCTACGACTGTTTCTTGTGATTGTGTTGCAGTTCTGTATGCCATTATGTGTTTCCTTGTTGTGCTACTACAGCATTATATTTTTGTTTAGATACTTTATAATTTATCTTACCATTCTTTACTAATGTTTTAGCACTAGATGGTGCTTCACTAATGTAAGTATTTTGTTGTGCTGTTGATAACTTTGCCCATTCTGTTTCTACATTATTGGGATTTACATTTTCTTGTCTGCGGAATGTTTCAAACTTAGCAAATCTTAAGTTGGCATTTGTGTCTAGTGTCAAATAATTAGACACTTGATTGCCTGCAAGAAAAATTTCTTTATCTTGTACGGTTTTTGTGTTCTCTGTGATAACGTTGTTTAGTTGTGAGTCTAATGGTTGTGCTGTTCTTCTCCTTCTACGTACATCTTTAGGAAAATTTATGCCTGGTCTACTAGTTGCTCCTAGATTGTTTCGTGCTCCAGAGAGAAATGTGCCAGCTAATCCAAAAATTTCTTCTTTGACTCCTCGAGTTGCCTTGCCACGTTTGATTGTTTTGAATGCTGATGCACCCGACAATAATGCTCCTAGAAAGTTGCCTGATTTTGCTAGACCAAATGCTGTTGAGATTCCTGCTAGTACTCCACCACTACCAAATATAGAATCTGTTCCTCCACCTAGTGGTGAGATAGGTGATGGTGTGTTATCATAATGTAGTGTTGCAAATCCTTGTGGCTTATCTCTTTGTATAGCACCTGCCTCTATCAACACACCTGAGTAAGACACCGAAAACGATTGTTCATTAATGCCTCCGCCATCTGCTTGATCCAATGATCCGTTTCTGTAATCATTGATGATCGGATTCATTAATTTAAATTCTGTAAATCTTTGTCTATGTAATTGGAAAATTGAAATTGAATTTAAAAATCTTTCATCTTCTCCATTGTCCATTCCCCATCTGTCACCAGCTGTGTTAGTACTAACTTTGATTCTATTGTAATCTGTGTCTTGATGTAGAGTATCAGTCATGTAGTGTTGGTAATATGATTTAAAGAAAGCAGTTGCAACATCTCCCATATCATCATGCAGTGTAACAGAAACTGGTTCATACGTAATTCCTGTTTGCACATAATTTTTATAGTTGTATTGATTTTTCATCTCAACATTAAATTGATAAGCAGGCAAATCAACACTTTTAGTAAGCATACCTAGTTCAATCTGCTCTCCTTTTGCTCTGTTGAGCATGTTGCCTGCGGCTAAAGGATTGATGTTGAATACCACATGGTATAAGAATCTATTTTTAGGTGACAATCTGAATGCTTCATCAAGATACAAACGAGCCGCGTGTTTGTAATCCTTCATGGTATCGCCGTTGACTAACTGGTCAAGAAATAACTGTCTAAAGTTCATATAAGATATTTATTGACTTAAGATGTAGGTGGTTTATTAACCGCCAGTAACAGCAGTTCCAAGTGTTCTAGCCACGTCTGCTCCTACGCCTGATCCTCTTGGAGTCTGGATTGCATTGTCATATCTAATTGACATTGTAATCTGTACAGGATCTGAAGTAGCGTATGCCATTGTTCCGTATTGTACGTTGTCTAGGTAACAACCATATAATTCATAAGTTTCAAGAACATTTACTGTGTCGGCTCCATTGCCACCGTCTAGCATTTCAATTCTACCTGTGAATTTGTAATCAATTCCAGAAGCGGCAGATGATTGCTCAAAGAAATCAAATTGTTTCTGTAGTTGCTCACCAACAAGTTTAGTAACTTCGTTGTTTACGTCATCTCTTACGTTAATAGTAATTGGATCCCAAGTGTGTTTACCTGCCATGTACACTCTTGAATTGTAAACATCAAGTGTGATTTGATCGAAAGTAATGTTAGGTCTTGTAACATCTACAACTTGTTTAGTAAGTTCTGATCTAGGAGTTGACACACCAAATCCTTCAAGTACCACCCTAAAGCGATATTGTAGTTTTGGCATTAACAAGCCTTGAGTGTTTGACGACTGATTACTTGCTAACGGTACTGTAAACTTTGAAAGTGTTGATATTGCCATTTTGTTTTGTTCTCCTAATTGTATTTACTATACTCTATAGTATTATCCTAGTTGTGCCTTTTTAAAGGGCGCCAATCTCTCCTGTGTTTTTCAATCTTACTGGAATGAATATAAACTCAACTGCTTTGACTGGCTCTATGGCTACATCAACATACAATTCGTTTTTATCAATTCTTGCTGGTGTGTTGTTTGTGTCATCACACACAACTGCAAAGTCAAACAATGCTCTCTGTGAAGTCAATTCTAATAAGAACGACTCAACTGATTGTTTGATTTCGTTTCTAGTAAGTGTATCATTTGGCTCAAATATAAATGGTCTAGCAATTTTATCTAAGTTCAATCTTACAAATGCAACTAGTCTAGCAACATTTACTCTGTCAAGTGCTGATGCTGTTAGTTGTCTTGTTTTTTGACCAAACACAGTTAATCCTGCGCCAGTTACAAATGATATTGGGTTAATGTTAACACCGTATAGTGAATCTCTTAATCCATTTGACACTTGAGTAGTTTCAAATTCGCCTTCTGAATTAATAAATCCAACTGATGATGCATTGTCAACTTTACCACGTCTTATACCTGCTGGTGCAAACCATGGAAATGCTACTTGATCATTAAATGCAATCGTTCTCAACATCATGTGTGAAGCCGGAACAGCAACTGATTCACCACTATTAGCAGTAGTAAATCCTGCAGGATAGTAAACACCAGTAAATGAATCTGTACTTACAAGTCCATCTTCACCGTTGTCTGCCGCGCCTGCTGTGTTGTTTGCCCAGTTTGTTACTTCTGTTGATGTTGGTGCTAACCTAAATGGTGCATCGCCAACAACAAATGCTGTATCTTTTCTGTCTGCATTTAAAGTTTCTAAGTCAGTGATCAACTCTGGATAAGCCGGGGCTGCCAATAAGTTAAACTCTCTTTGCTCTTCTCTTAATGCAGTAGTTGATGCTACTGTTGATTTCATTGCTTCTACAACAACTGCTCTCTGTGCCTTTCTGCCCATGTTCGGAGCACCATTTGTTTTTAATGGTGACTCAGATACCCATGCATCTTTTTCTGAAGGTAGAGTTGGATACGTTACTGTGCTAGTAAAGTTTGTTCTTGTAAAGTAATTTTTCTTAAATCTTGAAACGTTGTAACCTGAACGTCTCAAGTTAAATCCTAGCATTCCTTTTGGATATAGAGCCGCTTCTGGCGAGTCGATATCTGTGTAAGTTGATGTTAGTAGATCAGTAATTAAAGACTCTTCATTTACAACATCTTTAGTTCCATCTGTATGTAATCTAAAGTCTGCAAACAATATTCCGTCTTGTCCAGATTGGTCAGTATTATCAATTAACACCCATTGTTGTCCATCTTCTTGTGATGAATCATATCTATAAAGTTTTGGATAATTTTCTAAGTCTGATGTGTTTAACCAAAGGTCACCATCTGCAAGTGCTGTGCCATCTGACTGTGTAGTTGGTTCAGTTGCAACAACCTGTGGACCTTTTGGATCTGTATTAGATAAGTTAAATCCTCTTGCATCTGGATTAACATTTTGGTAACCTGTAAATGCACTACCATCGTGGATTAAAATATCAACTTCATCAACAGTTGTGTTGTACCAAAGTTGTTCATTAGCCGGATCTTTTGTAGGTGTTGCAACACTTTGAATCGCTGTGTAGGTAGTTCCTGATTCTGGTACATTTTGTACTGGAACCCAGTTGGA